ACTCTGCAACGATTAAAGCTGGATACTCTGCAACGATTAAAGCTGGATACTCTGCAACGATTGACGCTAGAAACTATGCAACGATTAAAGCTGGAAACTATGCAACGATTAAAGCTGGATACTCTGCAACGATTAAAGCTGGATACTCTGCAACGATTAAAGCTGGATACTCTGCAGCGATTGACGCTGGATACTCTGCAACGATTAAAGCTGGTGAAAAATCCGTAATAATTCGTAGAGACGAATATCAAGTTATCGAGTGCGACGGAAGCAAGAAAATTAAACTTTGTCCATGTGGCATAAAAGGCTACTTGTCAAAAGAAAAAGACTCAGACAAATATTATCTGAATGGCGATGAATCACTTGGTGAACATATTATTGTTGATAACATCTTATCTAAAGTTGTGTCCCGAAAAAGTAATGTTTTAAAGGTAATTAATCACGGTCAAAAACACAAAAGCTATATTGTTCTTGATGGGGATATTGCTTCTCATGGCGACACAATTAAAGAAGCCAGAGAGTCACTGCTCTACAAGATTGGCGAGATTGATACTACTGAGTTTGAAGGATTGGATATTGACGAAATGAGACCACTAAAAGATATTATCCGCATGTACCGAGCTATTGGTCCAGCCTGTGAAGGCGGAACTAAATATTTTGTAGAATCACAAAACAACGTTAAAAAAACATATTCAATCAAAGAGGTTGCAGATATAACTCAAGGGCAATATGGAAATAATAATTTCAAAGAGTTTTTTAAGATCAAATAAACCAACAAAAGAATACCAATGGTCGATGAACCTGGAATAGCATGCCCCAATTGTAAAGCAATTAATATTCTACCACTAATAATACAACCCCAACAGGAGGTCAACATGACTAAGAAGAAAGCAGCACTAACATACGCTATCACAACGGAGGCGGAACCGCGAATCCGCAAGCACGTCGATAGCGTCAACGCGAAAACCAAGATCCCCAAAGGCAAGATCGCTTCTGATCTAATGCTTGCAGGCATCAAAGCAGGGAAGTAAAATTTATATGCGGATGTAATAATATAGGGTTGCCTGCCAGCAACTACAGACTACTATATTTGCAGGTATCGAATCCTGCCGTCTGCGCCAATTTAACCCACAACCAAAGGGAAAGTATCATGGCAAACAAAAAGAAACTAGGCGACTGCAAGAAGGTATTTAGGTTTAACCCAGGAGTATCAGCTCCAATCGTAAACAGGGACGGGGAGAAGTTTGATCCCGGCTGTGGAGCATGGGAATCCACAAGCAAGATGCCATCAACAGAGGAAAACTTGCTAAAGAACAGCTATTTTAAGGACGGCAGGGAATACAGAGTCATTAAAGGCTACGACCTTGACGGAGTTGTAAAATATTTACTGCAGCACAAGGAGAAAGCCGAATGAAACAACTTGACGCAACAATTATCGTAAACAATGCTATTGTTGAAACTCTGAATATTAAGCTTGAGGACATCAAAGAGGACTCAACGCTGGAAAGCCTCGGAGCAGACAGCTTAGATGTAGTGCCGCTCAATATATTGCTTGAAGACAGGTTCAACACTGAAATAGACGACGACGATGTTTCTATAGAAGCGACAGTCAAAGACCTAACAATTTATATCAAAGAACTTGTGGAGGTAAACAATGAGTAAAGAAAAAATAAAATTAGTATCACTCGAACTTGAGAACTGCAAACGTGTTTCTCTTGTTAAGATGGAGGTAACCCCAAAAGGATTAACTCTTATTGGCGGAGCAAATCAACAAGGGAAGTCTACTATCCTTGATATAATCGCATATATCTTTGGTGGGAAAAAATACCGTCCGACCAATCTACAGAAAGAAGGTACTCACGCAAATGCTTACATGAAAGCGACTTTATCTAATGGGCTAACTGTTGAACGCAAAGGCAAGAATGCAGAACTCAAAGTAACTGATCCATCTGGAGCTAAGTCTGGACAGGCATTGCTTGACAGCTTCATTGAGGAACTCGCAATTAATCTGCCGAAATTTCTCAAAATGAATGACGCCGATAAGTGTAAAACCTTGCTGAATACTTTAGGAATTGAATCGGAGCTTCAGGACATAGAACTCCGCGAAAACAAAGCAACTGATTCTCGATACGACGCGAACCGCGATTATGAAAGCAAGGATAAATATGCTAACGAGCTTATTCACTATCCAGATGCACCTAAAGAGCAGATCAATGCGGCGGAGCTTCTGAAGAAATCTCAAGCGATTATACTTAAGAACGAAAAGAATCAGGAGTTGCGGAATAATCGCGACTTATGTTTAACGGAAAAAATGCGTGCTAGCAAAAAAGTTGGCGAACTACAAGAAGCATTAGATAAAGAAATGGAGATATTGAAAAAAGCTGTTGTTAATTCTGAAATTGCAGAGAAATCTGCCGAGAATATCGAAGACGAATCAACAGAAGAACTCCAACAGCAACTAAGCACTATTGACGATACCAATGCTGAAGTCCGCGCTAATCACGATAAGGAACACGCTTTAGACGAAGCCAGAGAGCTTAAGAGCATTGCCGATAAGAAACAATCAGCCGTCAACGAGATACGCGCAGAGCGCACTGCATTGCTTGAGAAAGCAAACCTGCCACTTCCGGGGCTATCAGTCGATAAGGACGAAGCAGGCAAGTATAGAATTACTTACAACGGCAAAGCTTGGGACTGCATGTCCGGCATGGAACAAATTCGCGTTGGCACTTCAATAGTCAAGTCGCTCAATCCTGAATGTGGATTTATTCTGCTTGACGGCCTTGAGTCATTCGATCACGAAAGTTTAATTCAACTAAAAAAATGGCTGGAGAATGAGGACCTTCAGGCAATCGGAACTCGCGTCGGTACGGAAGACTGCTCTATTATCATTGAAGATGGCAGAATAAAATCTGATACTACAACAATAAAAGAACAACCAAAAAAGGAGAAGGCAAAATGGGCCTCAAAATAACAACAGGAATACAGCCTTCATACACCAAGGCTGTAATATATGGCGTTGAGGGAATTGGCAAATCAACTCTTGCCAGTAAACTTCCAAAACCCTTATTTGTAGATGTTGAGGGCGGCACTAATCAACTTAAAGTTGATCGCGTCAGCCCTAAGACACATTCGGAAATATTGCAATTAATCGCAAACCTAAAAGCAGATCAAGTTGGATATAAAACTCTTGTTATTGATACTGCCGACTGGATGGAAAAGCTTATACTTCGCCATATAATTGATTCTGCTGGAGATAAAATCAATAGCATTGAAGACTTTGGCTATGGCAAAGGCTATACTATGGTTGAAGAAACATGGGCTAAGTTTCTTGATAAGCTGAATGAATTACCAATGGATGTTGTTCTTTTGGCTCATTCAGAATTGAAGAAATTTGAACAACCGCAAGAGCAGGGAAGCTATGACCGCTACACAATGAAGCTGTCAAAAAAAGGAAATGCTATTTTAAAAGAATGGCCTGATGCTTTGCTTCTTGCGAACTACAAAACTCTTGTTGAAACAGACGAGATGAAAAAAGCAAAAGCTCACGGACAGAAGCGCACTTTGTATACTACTCATCATGCGTCATGGGATGCAAAGAATCGCTTCGGACTGAAAGACGAGTTGCCAATGGAAATAAAATCTATAGCTCACATATTCGGGCAGATGAAAGGAGCAGCCAAGAAGCAAGCTACTCCAGCAAAAGAAGCAATGAAAAAAGCTGAAGTTACCGAAAAAGTAAAAAAAGAAACAAAGCCAACGGGCAAACTCCAAGAGCTTGAGACGCTAATGGAAATGGCTGGAATAACTCCGGCAGCCGTAGAAGCATTCATAGTAAGCAAGGGCGTATGTCCGGCCGGAACGTCATACAAGTTATTCAATAAAGCAACCCTGACACAGCTTGTAGGTAGTTGGGACGTAAACGTTCTTGAAATGGATGAAGTAATGAAAGAAGAAGGCAGAATCGAAGAAGGTGAAGCAGTTGAACCAAACGCTTCGCCGCTTGACGAGTTGTTTGAAGAAGCTGGAATTACTCCAGAACAGCTACAAGCGGAAGTCGAATCAAACGAGATGGGTTCGGGTCCTTATTCTGAGTACCCTGAAAGCCTTATCAAAATATTAACAACAAATTGGGCTGATGTAGTCCAGTCAATCAAAGGAGAGTAAAAAATGAGTGAAGACAAAGGTAAAGTATTAGAGTGGGATGACAAAATCGAAAAAGAAGACGCGTTTGTTCTTATCCCTACCGGAGAATATGACTTTGAAGTTCTCAAAGTTGAACGTGGCAAATACAACGGCGGAGGAAAAATCGATCCATGTCCACAAGCGACTGTAACTTTGCGCCTGATTAAAGACGGAGAGCCAGCCGGAGAAGTAACCGAAAACCTGAAGCTTCACAGTAAGATGGAATGGTTACTGTGTAAATTCTTCCGAGCAATCGGTCAAAAGAAACACGGCGAACCGCTAGTAATGAAATGGAATGACGTTCCGGCATCAACTGGACAATGCAAGGTTACTACCCGCAAATGGAAAAAGGACGATGGCACAGAAATGGAATCAAATCAGGTTGAATTCCTCGATCCCGTCGATACTACATTTCCGCCAAAAGAAGAAGAAGCTCCAGCAAAAGCTGGTTGGGCTAAACAATAACAATGTGGGGAGCTAGTCTCCCCTGCAGTTTTGGAGAAGTAAAATGGAAAAAAATATTTACAATATGGAACTGCATGAAGAAGCAAACACATCAAGCAATGTTTTTATTACAAGGGTTGCTGGTGGATGGATTTATGCTTTTTATGAAAATGATTCTACTTCATCTGTATTCGTGTCATTTAATAACGAATTCCAAAAACAGGACTAAAATGAAACCAAGATACTACCAGACAGAAGCTATTAAGGCAGTCCTTGAAACGTGGGCGTTGGGAACACAGGCAACACTTGCTGTGCTTCCCACAGGCACAGGCAAGACGTTTTTATTCGCCAAGATAATCGAAACGGTTGTCGGTGAAAGCGCAAGAGTCCTTGTCCTTGCACATAGAGAAGAACTTCTCCAGCAGGCATCAGATGAAATTGAAGCCGTTACTGGACTCAAGTGCGCTCTGGAAAAAGCTGATAGCTGCTGTATTGGTAGTTGGTTTAATGTAGTTACTGGATCTGTTCAGTCTTTGCAGTCAGAAAAAAGGCTGGACAAATTCACACCAGATTATTTTACACATATCATAATCGATGAATCTCATAGAATTCTGGCTCAGTCATACCGCAGAATATTAAATTACTTTCCAGATGCAAAAATTTTAGGAGTTACAGCGACGGCAGATAGAGGTGATAAACGAAATCTCGGCGAAGTATTCGATACTATCGCTTATCAATACAGCCTACTCCAAGCAATTAAAGACGGATTTCTTGTTCCAATTAAGGCAAGAACATTACCACTAAAAATAGAACTTTCAGGTGTCAAGACTCAAGCCGGAGATTATCAAGCCGCCGCATTGGGTTCTGCCCTTGACCCATATCTTGAAGAAATAGCTAACGAAATGGTTACTCATTGTTCGGACCGTAAGACAATGGTATTCCTTCCTCTAATAGCTACTAGCCAAAAGTTTTGTGAGATACTAAACAAGAAAGGATTGCCAGCGGTAGAAATAAACGGCGAAAGTCCTGACCGCCATCAGAAAAGAAAAGATTTTGAGAATGATAAATATAAAGTATTATGCAATTCTATGCTGTATACTGAAGGTTATAATTGCCCGTCAATAGATTGCATAATTGTGCTTAGACCGACTAAGATTAGAATGTTGTACACGCAAATGATTGGGCGCGGAACTCGTATACATCCAGGCAAAGACCACTTGTTGATATTGGACTTCTTGTGGCATACAAATAAACACGACCTTTGCCGTCCGGCACATCTAATATGTGAGAACGATGATATAGTCGGACGTGTCTCTGAGATACTTGCTGAGAATACCAGCGTTGACATTGATTTACTATCAGACCTTGCACCTATTGAAAATAATGCTATCGAGGAACGTGAGGAATCATTACGCAAAGAGCTTGAGGCGCAGAAGGATAAGAAGAACAAGCTTGTTGACGTTCTCCAATACGAGCACAGCATAGAAGATAAAGCTAAGGACTACGAACCAGATGCAATGAATTTACGAGAGCAGATACCAGCAAGCGACGCGCAACTCTCTTACATAGAGAATAATGGAATCAATCCGTTATCAGTAACATGTCAAGGACACGCTTCAACTATAATTGGAACTATTAAAAAAAGGAGAGAAAGCGGATTGAGTACACCACTACAAATCAGGAAGCTTGAGCAAAAAGGATTCCAAAACGTAGGACAATGGACATTCGATCAAGGCAAGAATATGATTGCTCGGATAGCCATGAATAAATGGAATGTTCCAAACGGAGTAGATGCAGAAACTTATAAACCAAAGTAAAGGAGAAGTTATGAGATTATTTAGAAATATTTATAGCTGGATATATTGCATTTTTCATAAAGTCGATCAAGAAAAAATTAAATATATTATTGAAAAAATTAATGAGCCTAATGATATTTTAAATGACATTCAGTTTAAAGAATGTAATCCAGAAGATAACAAAGCACATATTAGAACTCCATTGCCAAAAGTAAAATGGAAAAAATACCATAAACAAGGAGAGGCAACTTGAAAACAATAGACAACATCATTGCCGAAAGAATAATTAGCGGAGAGTTTAAGATAGTCAACTCATTTATTATGTTAGGCAATAGAAATTACGAAATAGAATTTGACGGAATTGATTGCCAAGTTATATTAGGAAAGATCAGAGCACAAGTATTCGTTTCAATTCGCAAAACTACAAAGGAAAAAATAAAAGAGCTATACGAAGCCGGAAAGAACGCAGAACCAATGAAAGAAAACATCTTTGAAAGCTGGTATCTGCATAGTTTTAGAGAATCGGGCATGTGTCAACTAAAATTATCCGAAGAACAATTAGCTAAAATATCAAAAGCAATATCAACCAAAGGAGAATGAAATGACAACAGTTCGTGAATATAATAGTAAATCAGACTATTGGAAAATGGGATATGACGAGGGTCTTTATAGTGATTCATTTAACCCACACGATGGGGATTTAAGTGAACTACATGAAGGAAGCTATGCATATGGCGAATATAAAGATGGATGGAATGAAGCACAAAGTAAAAATAAAGGAGAAAAGTAATGAAAATCTTTAAAAGATTCTGGAACTGGCTATTCGGCAGCAAAGAAGAAACTCCGCTCGAACGCACAGCCGTGCCGAAGTTCAAGAAGTACAAGCATACGGCACACGGAACCAGCCGTCGTATGCACCGTCGAGCTGTTCGTGAATGTATCAACGGAAGACCTCTGGCTGCGAATCACATAGCCGAAGAGCTTAACAAGACAAACGGCATGTTTAACTGCGGAGATACGCTCCGTCGTAAATTCAAAAAATCAGTAGCGAGGATGCAAGCATGAAAACAGAAACAAAATTAAAGATTGTTATTGTCGTAGCCATAATCGCAATAATGCTTACAATTAGAGAGGGTAGAATTAAGTACGACAAAGCTTACAGCAAAGGCGTTGATGCTGGAATACAATACCAGAAACAGGAAAACTTCCGGTATGGCGTAATGAACGAAAAGCATGAATGGGTAGACGGAATAAAACAACTAGCGAGGTAAGGTGATATTATGAAAACAACACTACAGCAAGCAAGGAGGGATTGGAAGAAATTAACGCATGGAATGGACGCAGAAAAGCTAACGTTGTTTATGGGTACATTCTGCGGTAAGGCATTTCTCTTTAGGAACACAGGGATATACGAAATAATCTTAATTGAAGATGAATTTTTTGATCCAGAAAACGACATAACAAAAGCAAAATTTATCTTCCAAAGCGCAATAACAAAAGACGATTGCAATAAAGTTGTACCACCTTGGTATGTGTTAGCTTTTGCTGAAACAGAAGTAAAAGAAATATCAGAAGATGAAACAAAAACGACCGAACGTTGCTATCAGCTTATATGGAATCACTGGAATGAATATATCAACACGCAAGAAGAAGTAACCAATGAAGAAGTCGATAACGCAAAACAAGAAATAACTAATGAGCATTGTCCTTATTATCCAAATTCAGTTGGTGGAAAGATATGGGAATCGGCATTAGATGATATGGCAAGAAAGATGCACTCCAGCTATATTCCAAGAAATACAAGAGGAAAAGCTTTATGGAGTCAAAATGATGCCTAAATGCGGACAAGTTACAGAGGTGTATTCAAGGATAGTCGGCTATTTTCGCCCGGTTGCGGACTGGAACAAAGGAAAGAAGGCGGAATTTGCCGAGCGCAAAACCTACAAGGTAAGTAAACCAGACAGGAGCAAAAATGAATAACGATTTGGACTATATAATTTCCTGCTTAAACGAAATCAGCCCTGCATCTCTCTCGTATGAAGATTGGCTTAATGTCGGCATGGCTGTCAAGAATCATGGCGGAACAGTTGATGCATGGGATTCGTGGAGTAAATCTGATAGCCGTTACCGCGCCAATGATTGCGGAAAAAAGTGGAAAAGCTTTGGTCGTGATGGAGTTGGAGTCGGTTCAGTAGTCGAAATCTGCAAGAAGCATGGCGGTACTCCTCCAGCAATAGAGACCGAACACCGCGAACTTAAATGGGATGATACTATCTCTAATGATGGAATAGGAAGTGAAAATAAAATTATCCGTAAAGAGTGGCTGCATGAAGACAGAGTTCCCGAAGCTCCGAAAGATTGGAACGGCATGGACGACCTTAAGACTTATTTGAAAACTCTATTCGAGCCGGATGATTATGTCGGAATAGTTACAAAGACTTTTGCTTCTGATCCAGACAATGAAGGAAACAGAAAACAACTTCCAGACAGGGGAGCATACGCCTTTCAAGTCAAGCAGTATCTCAAGGACTTAAACAAAGGCAAAGAGATTGAAGATGCTATCGGGGACTATACTAAAGAAGTAGGCGCATGGATAAGATTCAATCCGCTAGATGGCCAAGGTGTATATGATAAGAACGTAACCGACTTACGCTACGCCTTAGTTGAATCAGACGACCTCAGCATTGACAAGCAATACGCTATCTACAAAGAGCTGGAGCTTCCGATTATCGCCTTAGTTACCAGCGGAAATAAATCACTTCATGCCATTGTTAAAATTCATGCAGATAACTACAAAGAATATCAGCAACGTGTTGACTTCCTTTATCAAGTCTGTAAAGAAAATGGGCTATCTATTGACAGGCAGAACCGTAACCCTTCCAGATTATCACGCTTACCAGGTGTAGAACGTAATGGAAACAAACAGCGACTCATTGATACCAGCATTGGAAAAGAGTCGTGGAGTAGCTGGAAAGACTGGATAGCGGAACAGAATGATGATATGCCAGAATTTGAAGATCTTGATGATTTATTAAAAGATCCTCCACCACTAGCAGACGAACAAGTACATGGCATATTAAGACACGGACATAAGATGATGGTCGCAGGCCCGTCTAAAGCAGGAAAATCACTTGCTTTAATTCAACTTGCAATAGCAATAAGAGAAGGCAAAGAATGGATGGGTTGGCAATGCGAACAAGGGGATGTATTATATGTCAATTTAGAATTAGATGGAGCATCATTCATCAATAGATATAAAGACGTATATGAAGAATTAAAAATAGAAAGAACAAGAAAAAATAAAATTACTATATGGAATCTTCGAGGAAAGTCAAAGACTCTTGATAAAATGACACCACGTTTAATTCGTCGTGCTGCAAAAGGAAATTATTCAGCAATAATAATTGATCCAATATACAAAGTTATTACAGGCGACGAGAACTCTGCTGAACAAATGAGCAAATTTTTGAATCACTTTGATAAAATATGTACTGAACTTAATACTTCAATTATATATTGCCATCATCACTCAAAAGGAAGTCAAGGATCTAAAAACTCTATGGATAGGTCAAGTGGTTCTGGAGTTCTTCTGCGCGATCCTGACGCTTCACTTGACTTTATCGAATTATTAATAAGCGAAACACAGCGCGAGCAAATGATTAACCAATGGATATGTGAAGCAGTATGCTTAGATATGGACATCAAAAGTAAAAATTGGCGAGATTCAATCATGCCTGACTATACGACTGTATCGAAGAAGCTACTTGAACATATACAAGTCAATTACAAGCATGAGAAACTAGAAAACATTATTCAAGAAGCAACAAAGAAAGCAGAGCAAGCAAGCGGATGGAGAATCGAGGGAACGCTTAGAGAATTTCCAAACTTTCCACCAAAGAATTGCTATTTTAAATATCCAATACATCAGATAGACGATACTGAATTCTTAAAAGATTGCCTTGCTGACGGCGAAGAACCCTCTCGCGAAAAGAAAGTCGCTATAGCTGATAATATTAGACAAAACAAAAATGATGAATGTATAGTCGCATGGGAAATGATTAGTGAACGCGGTATGGGTAACAACGTAACCGTTGCTGACATGATGAAAGAATTAAATATAGGCAATACAGCCGTGCGAACAAGACTAAAAAATGCAGGTTGTTTTGACGTTAAGAAATCTTTAGTAATTAAACAGGAGGGCTAAACCATGAATGACAGATTTTTATCTAGAGCGAAACGAGTTGATAATGGCGAATGGGTTGTTGGATGTTTTGGTGAAAAATTAAATGTCAATACTAGCCAATACAATTCATATATAATGGTATCCACATTTAATCCAAATACATTTTTAAGTTATTTTATGGATTACGAAGTTATCCCCGAAACGGTCGGTCGGTGCACGGGGCTAAAGGATAAGAACGGTAAGCTTATATTTGAGGGGGATAAGCTTAACTCTAAAAACGACGGTAAAGATGGTTGCGATGTATGGAATTACAACGATTTTAAAAATTTAATTGTTGAATTTGATAACGAAGCTTGTTGCTGGTACGGGTTGCCTGATTTTGGCAATAACTCAGTACACCAATTAGAAAGAATAGAAATCATCGGCACAATACACGACGAGGTTAAACCATGAACGACAAAGAGCGAATGAAGCTGGCTAGGGATATGCGGAGGTGGTGTAAGAAAACATTTGTCCCGTTATCTAAAATATCAAGCTGTAAAAAATGTAAATATAAAAGAAAATGTGAGCCGTTAGCGTGGAAACCAACAGTTTACAATTCACCAAAAGAACTATTTAACGCACTACGGGAGGCAGGGGTATGAGTGAATTATGTACAAATTACAGGACAGCTAAAGGAAACGAAGTAAGATGCCCTGAGTGTATACACGTCGTGTATGAATGGTGGGCTAAAAGACCTAGATGTGGCGAAGTAAATGGAATAAATTTGGCAGTTGGGAAAACAATGACTTGCGATAATGCAAGAAAACAGGAGCCAGACAATGACTAAGCTTAATAAGATAGTTGAGAAACCGTGCAAATACTGTACGAAAACCGAATCAAGAACAGATTATTTTGATATTTACGAGAGCACATATACTGGAAATGATTATAGAAAAATAAAAGCATTTATTATGTCTTATAAAAATAAAATCATTATAAGGATATGCGGGCATTGTAATTATACTGATATAAAAATAAACTTCTGCCCCATATGTGGCAAAGATTTAACCGCAGAGCGAATAATCGCAGAGCTTAACAAGGAGGTCGGAAGTGAATAAATATAAAGGTTATAATATACCAGATATTGGTGACTACATACCACTGCAAAGTCTTTTAGACGACGTGGGGATAGACGATGATGATGCCGATGGAATATCTACCTTTTACTGCGATCAGATAGAGATAGGTTCGTGCACGGACGATGATTGTAAGCAATGTATGTTTGGCAGTCAAAACAAAAAACAAGATAAAGTTTTTATGGAGTGGCACGAAGCCAGAAAATCTAACCGACAACAAACAAGGAGATGGTGATGGATAAAAATGAAAAAAGAGATTTTTATAAAACCAAAGGAATATTTGGATTAGTAAATAATCCTAATAATATTCCTGTCGAAGTAATACAAAAAGAACTTCAAGATAATATTGAAAACTTGTTAGACAAAAAAGATGATTCGTTGGTTGATATAGAAAAACTATTTTCTCCCAAAACGAGGACTAGCAAATGAATAAAGATAAACTGATAGCGTTAATGAGTGAATTACAAGGAATGATATATAAGCAAGAACAGCCATTAATGAATAAAACACCTTTTGATGCAAGAAAAGCGAATAGGGTTTTACGCTTAATGGCTAACGAGATCAACAAAATCAACTCAGGCGACCTCGACGAGGAGGCGGTTAAGAGTGAGTGCAAATTAGTAATAGAATTAGAAGAGCATATACCTATTAACGCTCTTGAAAATAACCCGTGTAGTGAGTGTGTTTTAAAGACTGGTATATTCGGGTGTTTGGATAAATCACTTTGTAAATATAAAGAAACTGGAAAAACCTGGGTTAAGAAGCTTTCAAAATGTAATCCGACTGCAATCGGTACATGAACGCTAAGGGATGGATAAACGAAAAACAGTAGGAGGTATAGAATGGATAATATGACATTACCAAGAGTCGTTGGTGAATATCAAGGCTCAAACAAAGAGCTTGAAAGACGTTTGCTTTTATACATTAAAATAGAGCAAGAAAAAATAATGCCAGATAATGCACTTATTGCTGTATTGTGCGATTCAACAAGGGTAATAAGAGAATGTTCAATGTTTATGAACCAAAAGGATAACCAATGAAAGGCTACAAGGTACAGGAGTTCGGGACGTGCTGCGGGAATTGTGAGTATGCTAAATTTACTCACGATGCGATAATTTGTATGAAAAACATTCCCGAAAGATATAAAAAATATATAGATGATATTTCGCAGATACCATGGAAAAAAGAAAACTTTAAACTTATGAATTATGTAATAAAACTAGAATTGGCAAACTGGGTGGCTCAAAACGGCATCTGTCCCAAACACAAAAGGAGAAGTGAGAAATGAACAAGCAAAGGTTTAAAGAGTTTTTGAGGATGCTAGATAGTGAAGTCTTAGAGTTTACAGATGTTTACTTTGGTGAAAGCATAGTATTAAATATAGAACACGGCGACACGGATTTAGATTTAATTACAGTAAAAAAACATGGCACCCGTGAAGAATCAACACGATATAAACAATGGCTAAACGAAGTCAAACAAGAACGGGGGTTGTGATGGAAAAAGAAACAGACATGAAGCCAGTGCAAATTGATTATATGTGTGATAATTGCGAAAAAGGATTTTATAGACCAACGGGAATAGCCTTAATGACTTATCCGGCTAAATATCCACACAAATGTACACTGTGCGAAGACGAAAAGCATTTTCAAAAAACTTATCCGTATATTAAATATAGAACAGTAGAGCTTGACAAAGCAAAGGAGAAGTGAGATATGGCTTTTAATCAAGAACACGCAAGCCAAGTTAAAAAGCTGGAGCAAAAAATAAGGCTTTTGAAAATAGAATTAACGCACACTAAAAAAATATTAGATTATTGCATGAGTAAAATATCTTACCTTGCGTTTTTTGTCTATATAAAAAAATTACATAAAGACAAAGATAAGGCTATTAATAAAGCAAGGGAGGCAAAATGATAGAATTCTTCGTTGAGTGTACACCACCAAAAATCACAAGCCAGCAACGCAGGCACGGCTACAAGCAGGCAAAGCTTAAACAAGCCGAGGCGTTCTGGAGAGCAGTCATGGAAGTCAATGCTCCAAACAAGCCAATGCGGGGCGTTCTAAGGCTGGAGATTGCCGTAACCTATCCGCACACGGATAAGAGTCGCAAGATTGCAGAGAAGCACAGTCTGTTGGCAATAGCGAAGGTTACTGTCCCGGACGCCGATAATTTGAATAAGCTCCCGCAAGATGCTATGCAGAAATGCGGATACTTCCAAAATGATTCCCATATATACAACCTAAATATAAGCAAATGGCACGGAGACGTTCCAGGGATTTATGTTAAACTGGAGAGGGATAGTTATTGGAATAATATTTTAAGTCTTTAAAAACCAGAAAATTATTAAAACTGTTTGACTTTTAGCTAAACATGCTATATGTTATTAATAGCACATAAATTTAGAGTATCTAAAAATGAAACACAAGCCCTTTGATTTGGATAAGAATTTGCCTAATGGCTCTATTTTTATGTGCAACCAATTTCAATGGGCTTTTTATTTTGGAGAAAGTTATGTCTAAAAGAATATCACTAACACAAGGTCAGTTTGCTATCGTTGATGATGAAGATTACCAAGAACTAATAAAATACAAATGGTGTGCACACTACAGTAAGATCGCGAAAAGTTTTTATGTTAGCCGCAATGACCGTTCGAGCGGAAAGAAAAAAACTATAAGAATGCACCACCAAATAATGAACACACCAAAGGGCATGAATACAGACCACATCAATCATAATACACTTGATAATAGAAAATGCAATTTGAGAGTTTGCACAAAAAGTCAAAATATGATGAATCACAGAAGGCTTTCAAATAATACCAGCGGAGTAACTGGTGTCTGTTGGGATAAAAGGTCGCAAAGGTGGCATTCCCAGATAGTTGTCAATAAAAAAGGTATGCATCTTGGATATTATGAAAACAAAGAAGATGCTATAAACGCCCGGAAGCAAGCTGAAAATAAATATTTTGGTGAATTTGCATATAACCAATGGTATAACATAAAGGAGTAAGATGATGGATATTAAAACATACAAAAAGTTAAGAAAAAAAGTAGAAGCAATAGGAGAAGCTGGTAACAAATGTCCTAAGTGCGGAGGGATGCTATTCCTCACAAGGGGTACAGTATCAAAAGGAATAAGATTGAGATGCGGTGTTTCGGTATATGGATGTGGATATAAATCAGAAGAGATAACGGTAAGCTAAGGAATAAGCTTTGCTCCGGTGTTCGCAGCAGAGTCAACTATCTCGTTAAGACCTATTGCAATGTCTTTAAAACGGCTGTCAGTAGAGATAGTGATCTCAACCAAATTATCGCCCTTAAACTTTTTGTGAACCGTCAAAGTCCTTAGAAAGCCGTATGAGTCAACAGAACCGTCTTCGTTTATCTTATACCCGGCGCAACCACACAGCATAAGCATGGCAACCAGTGAAATTAAATACCTCATCTCAATCTCCTTTTTTTTTGTTTAGCAATGGGCAGTTTACGGAATGGTATTTTATCTTATCGTCAATCATCTTCTCAAGTTCAATGCCGCTTTTAACTTTAGCCTGAAGCGTAGCAAGTATTACTGGAATATCTTTCAATGGCTCAAGCAATGAGTTTATTCTCAACATCTGCTGCTTGTTTAAAAATACTGTTATACTTATTACTATGCTAATAATAAAAACAAAAAGAGCAAGTGTCGCAAAAGCCGTTACAGCCATTTGATCTACGGTCATACCCTCTACTATTATTCTAGTTGCCTCTACTTTATCCACGACCCTCTCCTTAATTTGTATTCCAAGCCTGTTTACCAAGCAAATCACAGGCTTGTTGAGCAAGCCAAGCATTACGATAACGATACCAATAGAGAGGATTCCACTTTGACGTGATCTCCGCAAGCTCTATTCGAGCATTTGTTTTTAAAGCCTCGTTAGACTCATAAAAATCTTCTTCGGTTAATTCAAACCTTTCAATATACGTCCATATACAATCGTGAATAACAACTGACCTTTTAGCCCAACGGAATATGAAACTCAAGGCTTTTCTTATTGGCTTCCATGTAAGATTAGATCCAACCCCATTGTAGCAATGAGCTATTTCCGTTGGAGTTAATAACCAAAACCATGCAGGAACGATTTGACCCGACTTCTTGATCCTGTCAAGCATTGGTATTACATCTTCTACTGTTAGCTTTAGTTTCATAACATATTTACTCCAGTATTATTTCTTCTTCAACCTCTTGAGCCTGGAGGATCGCTCCTTCAAATTCTTCTGATGCAAAAACAGCCCCGACAATATCCTCCTTTACCGCGTCATAACAACTCATTACGTTTAAGTCAGGGATGGGGATATTCATTTTTCCCATTACTTGTTTTCCAGCTTCTTTGGCTTCAAAATCCCTGTAGCCCTCAAGCTTGATGTCTGCAACACCAGCTTTAATATCAAGCCAAATACCAGTCACCACCCAACAAGTTGCCAACGTGCCATACCCGGTTTCGATTGATTTTTCGATGTATTCTTTTAACATTTTATTGCTCCTTATATTCTTGTTAAGTTTAAATTACCATATTGACATGTAATGTTATTTGTGCCTGAACTATTCGCGGTTAGGAATATTACATCACCATCAGCTATAGTAATAATACAACTACCAGCCGTGCTGCACACGTCATTATTTGCATATTTTCGTTTAACAATACACTGTGGGTGCGGTGTTGAATTATTATATATTTCATATAACACGTTAGAACCAGCACCACCTGCCTCAGACACACTTAAATTCCATGACAATTTATAAATTCCAGCGGTTCCTGAACCAGCTATTAAATGCGAACCTTGATCCCAATCAGATGCACCATCATCAGCGACCCATGTATCTAGTATAGAAAAGGTGTTGGCGTCAATATATGTTATTTCCCATATACCATTATAATTTGTTGTACCCCTTATGGAGATAATATCACCCGATAAGCGGCCATGCCCGGCAGAGCTTACATTAACCTTGCCAGTACCGTCCGCGTATGCAGTAATTGCTCCGGTTGATCCGGCATCAAACGTCCAATTACTTAAAGAACCCGTAATATAATTGCGTAGAGCTATTGGAGTATTAGCTGTTTCTAAAACAGACGCAGTGGAATTATCATCTATATACATTTCAGCAAGGGAATCACCCTCTACTCTAATTTGTTTTCTTACCCCTGACGAGTTGGTAATGTAAACATTACCCAACGAATCCACTTCAAGTGCTCCGACTTCAGGTGTTGTATTTAATACAGCACCCGTAAGAGTGAATTTAAACGGCGCTGTACTTGCCACTGCTGTTCCAACCTTGACTTCCATGTGTGCTGTAGGATTAAGATAAGCACCAAAATACCATTGCCCCCCTGTCATTTTACCACCCTGACTCATGTTCACTGTTCCAGTGGTACTTATAAGGGAACAAGTGCCAGCAGCCCTAAGCGACATTGAACCAGAGCCCTCAATATAGTTGCCGTATATGCTAACAGTCCCGACAGTGGTTGTACAAGTTAATGGGGCCATGCCGTAAGTGGCATCTGAACCAATAGCCAATACTGGTAATGTTAATGATTTTGCATTTATATTACCAGCAATATATAGTTCACTTTCTGTAAACTCAACACAGGAAACGGCAGTTATAATAAACCTTGTCCCCGTGCCAACTGGCGTAAAGCTTAATTTAGCAGTTGAGGTTGCTGTTAAGTATTGTGTATATGTCCCTGCGGACGATGGACGTAACACTCCTGGTGTTCCACCGTTAGTAATTGCAAGATTACCTCCCGTTATTGCAGATAGTGTGTAAGTTATTTTATACATAGTTCCAATCACAATAACTGATTGATTTGTAGCAGTTGTAACACCAGTACCGTCAGAATCTTTCTCTAGTACTCCTCCAACTATAGGGTCAACCCATCCAGCCCCCATAGTCCACTCACCGTCAACTAAGGCGGGAACGGTTTCCGCCCCTAATGTTGCATGAACATTTAAATCTGCCCCTAATGTATCGCTTCCGATGTCTACAACTTCGTCTGTTGTATTTACATTGACCATCACAGTCGTGCCGTCTGCTTTAGTTATTTTTACGGCTGTAGTCGAATCAGCAGCGGGCTTAATTATTGGCGTTGATATTGACCCAGTGAATACAGGACTTGCCAACGGAGCTTTTAAAGCTAATTGGTTATATAGAAGCTTTGCTGATGGGTATTGAACATCAGTTGATGCCCCCGAAATAGAGGTTACTTTATTCGCGGAATCCTCAGCAGTATATCCGATACCCAAAAATAGCAGTTCACCTGTGAATAGATTAAGTCCCATGACATCCTCCTATTGCGCTAGCACAACTTCTCGCTGAGACAGCGGAGCGTATGCAGCAGTTGTTCGATCAGTCCATTTAGCTTTAGCAACAGTCCATGTAAATTGTGTTTCAGACTTTACTACGTGCATAATTAAAACCCTTGCGGTTGTATCTTCCGTAAAGATTTTACCAACAAAAGTTCCAGGTGTTTCCCAACAGTAGTAATATTCTTCGTCAAACGTTATCTCATCAACCTTGTCAGGAACGTTAGACGCTGTTATTTCTGTTGGTAATCCATTTTTTGTAATTCGCGATTTAGTCATAATGTTCTCCTTATTTTATTTTTTTGTTTACTTCTATTAAATCTTTAGCTGAAAGTTTCTTTTTCTTATTCTTCTTAACTTCGTTCCAAATAAGATTATTGTGTTCTCTATTGTATTCTTCCTTAAGTAAAGTTTCTCTATCCGCAACTTCTTTTAGTTCTTCACTTATCTCCCACTGCTCATCCATATAAAAATCTTCGTAATCAATTTTTAAAACATGATATTCAGTTGGAGATGCTATATCAACCTTTAACGCACCTGAAACATTTTTACCAGGATAACCTGAATAGCTAGTTATCTGTTTTCCATTTTTATCTATTGTAATGTATGGCATTTTAAATCTCCTTTATATTTTATATGTGTACCCAAGAGCGGTTAGGTATAAGGTGCTGTTGGTACTACTTCTTCGTACTCTTATCTGGGATGATAAATTTGTTTTGGTATGCACCATGATAGCGACATAATCTTCAGAATCACCTCCATAGGCTGTAACATTAGAAATATCTTGAGTAGGGGCAGTATCGGGGGAGTTTAGATTTGTAAATATAAAATGATTCATTCCAGCCGCAGCTATAGCCCATCGAACTTTTGCAGATGCGTTATAAATAACATTTAACCCTAAGGGCGACGATACTGTTTGGGTAACTGCTGTTGTTACTCCTAAATCCCCGGAAAAATCAGAAATCGGAACATCCCAATCAAACCTCATCGATCCGCCGCCTAAATTTGTCCACTGCCCTGGAATTATATCAGAACTACCATCAGTTAGAACCGAACCTAAATAACGGTATTTAGTATATCCAGTTGCATCTGCAAGTAAATTTATAGCAGTCAAAGAAGTATCGAATCCAGCATCGGTAGTATCTGTCGTGGGATTATATATCACAAAGACGTAATACCATGTATCTATAGCAAGAGTTAATGCGGACGGGAACCCGCCAGCATCGTCGCCAGCAACCCAATCTACGTCAATCTTTTTGGTTATTTCAGAAGCTAATAATATCGGAGTGGTATTCAAACTGTCATAAATATAGCCAGCGGCAACGTTTATGTCATTATCCGCATCAGTGTCATTGGAAAGTATCATGCCGTTAGGTTCTCTCGTAATAGCCGTTATCGCCGTAGCATTAGCCACGATAGCCGCAGCGTTTGCTGCTATCGTAATCACATTGGCAGCTATATCAGAAGCGTTTGTAGCGATACCACTAACGGCAATGCCACTATCTTTTATCAGCAAACCGCTAGTGTCTGAATAAACAGCAATATTATTAACAGTGGTAGGAACTGTTCCTCCAACTACATTTCCGGCTCCCTCAGTAACAAACATTGCGTTTACAGCAATAACTAAGTCAAGATATGCTTGGTTTAAATATTGAGTCTGGAAAGTCAGTAAGTCGTAAGTGCGTTCAAGTGTAGGCGGATATAATATTTCGCCAACCTCAAAGGCTGAATTTTGAGAAAAACTTGGATTACGAGTAATTGTAAGCTCAAACCCGTCCCCAAGGGCAGAATTAAGTACTACGGTTCCGCCCGGTACAGCAAAGGTTCCATCAAAGGTAACGGAATAATCCGCAACATCAACAACCGACACTGATAAATCATCGTCAATAGTAACCGTCAAGTCTGTGCTTAAGAATATTGGAAAGTCAAAAGGATAGTCTGTCTGTATACCATCGCCAGTATAAGGGCCACCTTTTGCATCTGTTGCCGGAACTGTCATTTTGTTACCTCGCTTTATTTAGTTATACTAATAGCATGTTTTTTATAAAAAGCTATTCTTTTTCTTTTTTTTATCTTCAATTATTCCTGCTTTTTGCAAAAATCTTTTATATCTTTTTATTACAGTAACTAAAGGAATACCAAGAGTTATTCCTCCAATCTCAAGAGCATCGCTAACAGCTCCGGTTAAAAGTTTATTATCATTATCACCTGAAGATAAAAAACTATTCCTTTTTGATTCTTCTTCTGAAAGTTGCTTTGCACTATATTTTACAGCCTTTTTTATTGCATTAAATGGCATTTCCGCAACTTGAACAATAGGTGCCCCAACTGGACTAAAAACTCTTTCTCCAAAAGCTGCCCTTATTCCCATATCAGCAGCACCGCGAATAACGGGGATTCCTTGAGTTCCAAAAGTCAAAACCTCAACTCCAGCAGATTTTAGCGTAGATTTTAATTTCTTTTTAAATTCATCATCATCACCAGAGAATGCAGCTAAAATTAATCCAATTACATCGCCACTTCCAAAAGCTCTTATTATTCCAGACATAACAGCAGGAGCTAATGCTTCAGCAACTATAAACTTAGCATAATCAGAACCAGAAATAGTTCCAGCTCTTGTTGCCTGCAAAGTATCCCAAGACCTATTTTGTATTGCACTTGTAGCAGAAATAAATTTTACAATATATTTCAACTGAGGATGTAGCTGAGCATATATTTTATCAATTCCTCTTGCACTACCTTGAGTTCCTGAAATAAGTCTATCCGCTTCAGATATTGCTTGTTTTTGACTTCCATGTTCTGCCATACTTTTGCTATATTGAGCCATCCACACCGGCGCGGCAACTGCAAAGTCAGCGATTCTAATTCCCAAGAATCCAAAAGCCCTTGCTTCATTATATATTTTTTTAGATTTACCGCGCAATATCTTATCAGCTCTTTGTCTTATATCAGCATCAGGAGCAGCAAATCTATCGCGCATAAAAGCAGAAAGAGAAACTATAAAATTTATTGAATCTTTTGGGCTACTCCAAAAGTTTATCTCAGCCCTAAGATAATTTGCTCTGCCAACCTCTGTTATTCCTTGAGTTGCACTTGCAAACTGCATTCCAATAGTGTTAAGATTCCCATAAAGTGCCTTGACTGTTACAGCAGTATTCCAAAACTTCTCAAATTTTCCGCTATCCAAAACTGAAGGATTAGTTACATTTGTAATCAAAGCATTAAACGCATTTGAACCAGCACCAAGAACTCGTTTTACTTCACCTCTTACTTCAGGATTATAAATTTTATTTAATTTTTGATTTAGTGATCTAAATGCTATATTATGAACATCTTCAGACAATGCACTGAGAAATACATTTACGTCAAGTTTTATTGGACGGCCAGTATGATCCGCACGTTCTTTTGTTGAACTGCTTCTTGGACTATGAATTAAGCCGTCTGTATTAGGTCCTCTTGTTTCTTGAATAAATTCACCATATTCTCCATTAATCCTATTATCATATTTGACAGGATAGTAACCGCCCTTGATTATTCTTTTTGTTTTATTTCCATCTTCGCCAACAATATCAACCTCAAAAGTTCGTTCAGGAATAAGTTCCAAATCAGTATATGTTGATTCTTTATAAGCAGCTTTCTTATGAGGCAGGATATATCTAAAAGAATCCCATAATCCCTCAATTGCATCCCATGCTTCATTCGTATTCAATGCTGTTAATATTTTATCTATGGCAACTGAATCAAGTTCAGAACCAACAATCTCACCAGCCTGATTCTTTATAGCAAATCCATCTTGAAGTTTTTGGTAATTATCAAGCGTTCCAGTATTTAAAGCAACCGCTAAAATTGCCTGAAAATTCCATTCTCTTATTCCAATGTCTACCAAGATTTTAGGGACTTTAGGTAAATCCAAAGACTGAATATATTTATGAGTGAATATGCTTTCCATTTTATTCAAATATTTCATTCCAGCCTTAGCGGTTACTGTTGCTTGATCTAATAGATCTAATTCAAAATTAGACATATCACTTAATGGAATAAATATATTATTTTCAAAAACACCTCTTGTGCCCTTACCTAAAGCATAAGTATTCCCATCTAATGATCGACATATTGTCAATAAATTCTTAGCGGTATAATTGGTATCATTCCATAATGCAGAAGCAGTATCTCCTATTGCTTTAACATCAAACGATTTTGTTCTGACTTGAGTTTTTCTATTCTTTAATTTTTTAAATATTCCTTCTCTAACTGATTTTGCTTCTTTTTGTTTTTGTGCTTCAACAAGAGCAACGCCTTCAGTTCCGACTATCTTAAAGAAGTCAAGAATATCTGTTACTTGACTAAATTGTTTTGAAGTTAAATTTTTATAACTCACCCTTCCGAGCATCGCGCCTGGCAATTGATTCTGCGCGTAGTCGCTATTGAATCTTTCAAAGAAGCTATCCATGCTTTGAGTATCTTCAGCGGTTACAATTTTATTAGATAATTTATAAGCATAAGCAATCTTTTTATAAAAATGTAACGCTTCACCAAACATTCTACTCTTGGTATTATTCGGAGAATTATATGCAGCGGTTTTTTTAATTGATTCAACTTTTTTATTTATCTGTTCTGCTCGTTTATGTTTCTGCCTTAACAGTTCGATATCATGTCTAACTTGCTGGATTAAATCAAAAGACTGAATCCATTTTTTTTCTTGGATAAGTTTTAATGCCTTTGCACTATTATTTTCTATAGAATCAAGCGGTCTTTTTAAATCAAGTATTTTTGATACTGGCATATTATCAATTTCTAAATTTATTTCACTTTTCAATATTGTCAAACTTTGTCTGTATCTTTTTCCGCCCTGCTTAGAATCTTTTGCCTTAGTCAAAAGCAAGGTTGACATTTCATCAATGCGCTTCAGGGCATTTGTTGAATCAACAACAAAACTTGATTGCATAAAGTTATCAGTAAACTCTTTAACCATTGAATTAATCAGTTGACCCTTATATACTGTCGGAACCGGATTTGATTCAAGATCATAAAGCATTTCACGCGCAGACTTATATCCATGTTCGCCTGCAATAATACTTACAGCTTCAGATTCAAGACCTTCATCTTCTTCGCGATTAATTTCATTAGCAAGATTTTCATACATCTGCTGTTCTTCAAGAAGCGTTTTATTAAAAGCTTTTTTCTGAACTGTTAATTTCTGATCCCTTAACGCATCAGTCAATTCAAGAGGAGATATAGTTCTATTCAACACAGAAGAAACTTCACTTGAAATCCTATCACTATGCGCGCCTTTATTTGACATATAATAACCATATTCACTTTTTGGCACTCCAAGAGATTGATCCGGTCTTACTCCATCTGGATATGCAAATTTCATTTCAAGCATAGCCCAAGCAATATCATTATTAACAAATAACCATTCATTAAACGCAGTAGCCCTTTCTTTTCCTTTAGGCAATGCAAACTTCTTTTGTCGCGGAGGTCTTGTTATCGCATTCTTTTTTAATAAATTCTCAATTAATGATTGCTGAATACCCATTGATTGAACATCTAAATATTTTAATCTGCCATTTTTCTTTATTGTTTTCCAAACATTATAAACTGACATTGAATCCATAATCTTATTTGCTTCTCTGCCTGATTCAGTTTTTACTTTTGGTAATTCTTTTGCCAATTGATTGTCAATGCTTTCAAAATATTCATTTTTCTGCTTCTGTAAATTTTTGATAAATGTTTTTTTGTCAGAAACTCGGAGGCCATGTAAGTTATGTTCAGATAAAAGCTGGTTCAATTTTGTATCAGTCATTAAATCAATTGAATATTTATCGCTGACAAGCATTCTGTCAAATACTTCACGAAGATTCTGATTAATGTTTATATCAGCAAAATAAGCTTTGGAACCGAAGAAGGAGTAGAAAGCCAATAGATACTTCTTAAACGCCGCAAAAAGTCCGGCAATACGCTTATTTGCTCCTACTGGCACTTTGCCTTCCTTTAAGTACAATTCAAATGCCTTTGCGCCAATTTCGATATCGCCATCTTCAAATTCCTCAAGAGCCTTAATGTCTGCCAATAGTTGTTCATTGGTAATAACTCCATCATTTCTTAACCGTGTCATTGTATCTCTGAAGAAGTGGAATGTTTCATGCGCTAATGTTGGAAGCTTAGAATCTTCAAACAAAGCAATCATCTCAAAGTTTTTTTCAGAAATAATTGCGCCTAATTTTTTTGTTCCATCTTTTATAGGGATACTGCTCATATACTTTTTCTGAAAATCTTCAAAGCTAATATTATTTATTTCAAGATTATTAATTATATCAATAGGTTGAATGCCTGCTCGTTCCGCAAAGACACGCGCCATTGAATCAACAAGCGCCGTGCCATACTTCGCCTGTTGTGCCTTTAGTCCATCCTCACCAGCCTTTAATGATGCAGTATAGCTATCCAGCTTGTTAAGATAAGCTGTTTCACTTTCAGTCAATTCTTTTTCAATATTTTTATCTTCAACAAATTTAGATTCTTTCTGCATTTTTTTTATTTCAGTTTCAGTATATCCGCCTATAACGTCCCGACTAATATCCAATACCTTTTCAACTACTTCTTTATTTTTACTATCAACCAAAAGCTTGGAGGCATCAATATTAATCGAACCATTATTTTCAGCTTGTTCATTTAAGAGATCAGATTCAATATCTGTAAGACCAAGAGCTTCTTTTACTGTTACCCCTGGAGTGTCTGTTTCATTAAACATAAACTGTAAATCACGGGCATTAACAATTATAGACATACCACCACTAATATTATCAACATATTGCTTTGAAACTACCTGACTATTACCCGCAAATTCTTCATTATTTTCAAGTTCTTCACTAATATTTCTAATTGTTGCTTTCTTTTTTAAGAATTTTCCAATTTGAATTGTATCATATATTCTTGCAGGAATATGAGGAGCTTGCATTGCAGCAGTTAATACCGCAGTTACTCCAACATTTCTACCTGTTAATAATGGGTTTTGAACATTTATGCTTTTAAGAAAATCAAGTCCAGTCATTTCTCCAATTTTTGTTTGAGTATAATTACTAAATTGTGCAAGATATTCTTCACTTATTTCAGCAGGCATTGATTGTATTTGAGCAGCTCCAGAAGCCCTTCTGCCAATTCTAATTAATTTTCCAAGTATTCCTTTTGATATAGCTGCTCTTGATCCAATTCTGCCAAATAATTTTCCTATTCCCGGTATTTTAGTAAGAAGTCCACCGGACAACTCTGTAGCATATTCAGTTGCATTTAAAAGATAATGCTTAAACACAAGTTCAGTATTAGAAAGTTCTGTGTCAGCAAGTATAATATTTCCATTTTCATCAAAAGTTTTATATGTTTTTGCGTTTTGAATATCCTTTACAACTAAGGGTGTAAAAAATGCAGTTCCACCTATGGTTGTTCCTGTTGCTCCAACTAAGAATCTAACAGCTTTGTTCATTTTTGCTGGATTTTTAAAAAAACCCAAAAGCGATCTTTTCCCAATTGCCGCTGCTCCGCCACTAAGCATCATCCAAACAACAAATGGCAAAGATTTTTCTCCTGCTGTTTGAACATCACGCATGAATGTTGTTCCAATTTCAGAACTAATAGCATTTCTTATAAATTGAGATTGAGCATCGAATGTATATGGATTAACAACATTGCTGGGTTCATCAGGAAAAAACTTTTCTGACGCTTCAAATCCCGGAATAAGATTATTCATCATATTGGTTATTGAAATTTCAAAATCAGTAACGCCATATTTCTGAAAAGCATCTAATGGAATATCAGACATATCAATACCAGTTTTTTTAGTAAAATCATCAAGACTTTTTTCCATCATATCTTTATCATCAAAATATCCTCGGCCACCACCTTCTGAATCTGCGTATGAAATAAATTGAAAAATCTTTTTTGCATCAACCATTTTCTGTTTTAAAATTTCAAATCTTTCAAGCTCTATGGGAGCTAATGGTTGAAGTGGTTTTGGTTTTTTATTTTCTTTTCTATATTCAAGAAATTTATTTTCTGCATCTTTGCCTAAATATTCTTGTGATTCAATATATTTTTCATCAGTTAATGCAGTTAAAGATACATCTCGCGCACTTTTTGCTCTTGTCCATTCATCAAGCAATGGCTTAAAAACCCTTCTTCCATGTGGATCAACATAATAATTGCCATAATATTTATATCCGGCATCAATTAATTCTTTTCTTTTGGCCGGATTTTCTGGCTGTAATTCTTTTCCATATATTTGTAATACTTCATCTGTGTTTAATTCTTTATAAAAAAATGAATCTTTTATGCGCTGTTCTGTTTCTGATGGAGAATAAAACATATCTGCAATATTGTTTGCAGTAGTGATTTGATGTGGTTTATCATATCCGGCTGCGGAAACAAATGGACTTGAAGATATTAAATCCTTTACTGGTTTTTTCCATTCAATAGACGAAGGTTCTTTTATTAAAGCAATATCTCTATTGTCCATATTCCATAGTGTTTGTACTGGAATATTACTTTTTTCAGACAAATCAATCATAGAGCCCCCACTATCCTTTGACATGGAATGCCCGATTTGCCTCATTGAGTTAAGCTTTATTTCATTTGGATTTTCTGTTATTGTAGGGAGGGAATCTGCCATTATTTAAAACCCTTTATGTATTTGAATGGATTAATATTTGCTAATCTATAATATCCTGTAAAACTATCTGTTCCGGGAATATAATTAAATTCTTCCTGCATAAATCTTTGTACTTTCGCCGGGGACGGATTCTCTGCCATCCACACAGGAAGCTCCCCAGACTTAGAACGTTCCTGATAAGAAGCATTGTACGCCTGTTTGGCTTGAACATTAGTAAATAGTTGTTCTCTGCCAAGATTTACACTCCTAGACTCGGGATCAGTATCCAGATTAAACCACCATGATTCGGTTGTAACTTTCTGAGCTAACCATTTACCAACAGCAACCTGTACTTGTTCGGGAGTAGCTAATTTTCCAGCAGGAAGCATATCTGCAACAGCCTTCGCTCCACCTCTATCAATAAATTGTTTTTGACTTGTTCCTTTTATTCCATAAGAAGCAAGAACATTTACTAATACAGAATTAGCAATAACTAAATCTTTTTCATCATAATTCTTTTTAAGTCTACGAACAGCATTTTGACTTGCAACTCCACCTTTTTCAATAAATAAATCTTTGACATCATCAAAAGATTTTACTTCACGCCATTTCCCATTCTGAGATATCCCTCTATCTCTAGCTGCTTGAATAACATCATGTTCAATACCATTTTGATCGAAGCTTGCTTCGGTAGTAGTTGATCCTATTCCAGATATTCCCTGTTCTGCTTTTGTGAATTTAGACATTTGAAATGGACTATAATCAATAGATAATTTTTCTAAAAAATTAGCTCTTTCCGAACCAGTCATTTTCTGCATCTGAGCAACTTTAGCAGTATAATCTGCTGATTGAGCAGATATAATTATTTTTTTTGTTTCAATTAACTGCTTATCTAAAACAGTATTATACTTGGAATGTAGTTTTGTATTCTTTATCTTTGAAAGTTCATTTCGTTTTATTTTAATTATTTTAGCATCAAGTTCTGAAGCGTTATTTTTTCTAAAATCAAAACCACCCATAGCCCGATTCATTGTATCATTTACAGCAACAGACACTTTTGCTATTTCTTTTCGATTAGTCAATATAGTATCCATTTGGACTAAAACTCCATCGCTAACTTTAAATCCTTCAACAGGAATATTGGGATCAGAATTTGAAACAACAGCATCTGCGGAAGCCAAGTCTCCCGCCTTGATGAAATTATTAAAAATGCCTACCTTTGCTGTATCAATAGTTTTTTGTTTAACAGTTGCGTATGTTTGCGCTAATTTCAAAGCTTTTACAACGCCCTCTTTTTGTGCTAAAACCTTATTGCTAACCCCTGCATTAAGTGCTTCTTTCCTTTCTTTTTCGGCAACCTTAATTAATGCTGGTAGTTGTTCGGGTGTATAGTCGTCTGGAAGTTTGTATCCTGCAGATTTCCCATACTCAACTAAAGAAGCAGTTGTCATCTTTGTTCCTGCTACGGACGTATTTGTGTCAATAGCTATTTTCATTGACATATTGTTATTTTTGTCTATAGCGTCTTGGTTTACAAACTTCGCCCGTACTGCAAGATTTTGTTGTTTTATTCTCTGTGCATTTTGCGCCCTAAAGTTTAGAAAGTTATCATGCGTTATAAAGCCATGTTTTGCCTTTGCTTCATTAAATGCTCTCATCTGATTCTCATTAAACCCTTTTGTTACTTCTGACGAGACACTTTCTGAGTAAGTATTCCACGCTTGGTCTATTGGAATTTCATCATCTATTTTGTAATTCGCCTTTTGGGCGATTGCTCTTTCTTTTGTTTTTAAGGCGTATACATTAAACGCTTCTGTAACTTTAATAGTTTCTTCTTCTGCTTTAATTTTAGCCCTCCGTGCAACCTCATCGCCAACAATATTGCCGACTGTTCCTATAAATCTACTGATAGAACGCCCTGCTTCTATTGCCTCTGACGGCACGAAAGAAGACTTCGGCACATTTACTTGCACTTGTGCTTGTGCTGGTCTTGCTACTGTAGTTGGAAGTATTTCTTTAGCCATAATTATCTCCCTAATCCAGATGAAAAGTTTGGCAAAGTTCCAGAAGAATTATTAACTGCTTGAAATCCGCTTAATGTTGACTTAACTCCTAGTGTAGCTATATCAAATGCACCACCAGTAGCAATAAACGCTCGCTGACTTACTATATTTTCTTTTCTTGCAATAGCGCTTTCCTTTTGTAATCTCGCATTCCATGCGCCTATACGAGCCTCATATTGGCGATTTGATATATCGAATTGTAACTGCCTTCGGTCTTCCGCAAAAACTTCTTCTGCACTAACTTCAAAGTCCAAGATAGAACCAGACCCAAGCGAAACTCCTGCGCCTGCCGCCTGAACCTGCGCCCTTGACAACAACGCTTGTTGCTGTAGCCTTTGCTGATGCAACTGAAACGAACCAGCTTCACCAATACTGCCAACCTGCTGTTCGGCTAAATTAATATTCTGTTGAGCAATATCTGCTTCAAATTCAGCCTGTCCTTCCTGTGCTTGAGATTGCTGTAATGCACCAGTTAAACCAACTATAGAACCCATAACTATCTCCTTTTAATTACTTTTATAAATTTATCACCACACTTAGAAAAATACTTTGTCTTGTCAAATTCAAAACCGAGACACTTTAACCACCTGAAGGTCTTCTTATATCTTGCATCAACATAGTTCACAAGAGTCCTGTTTTCAAGTAAAAAAGCAGAAAGACCTCTCTTTGATACCTTAACCATTTCTATAGGATATTTGCTTACATCACATGTTCCAAGAAACCATACAGTCGCAGTATCTGAAAGTATAGACTCTTTGTGTACACCAAACATCGCTGCCGGAATGCCATCTACTTCTGCCGTAAAGTTTTTAGCAAGACTATTGTTGAACGCTCTAGAAAAAGCTTCTTTAGCATTCTTCCAACCAGTAGCGAGTATTTCAAGATTGTCTTCTTCGCTAATGTGTTCAGAAAGATAATCCACATCAGATTGTATTGCATCTCTTAATTGTATGTGTTTTGTCATTTTGAACCTACCGAGATTTCGCTTGTTACAGATAATACATTCATCGGCAACGGCAGTGTTTGTCTAAAAGCTATTCCTGCTTGAGTTCTATAATTTGAAGGTATGGTTGCCGGAAAATATCCTGTTACGAGCGGAGGCGCGTCTCCACCAATTACCGCTTGAGGAAATTTAGTTATACTAAAGTTTTCAGTTCCATTCTCAATATATCCAGCGTCAATATTTACTGTGTCAACAACATTAAAATATAGTCTTGAAACGCTCTTTGTTTTTCCGCCAGTGAATCCTTTGTCGTCGCTTATTTCAGGATCAAGGGTTTCTACCAAAGAAGTATAAGGCAGCCCGACATGTATCTTTGAATAAGTTCGGTCAAGAGTAACGACCCCCAAGGCACTTGCCGTTGCAGTTACCGCTGAACCATCTGCAAGTACAGCAACATCTCTATTTGCAAGCCACAACGCTGTAACCGTATCGGTTGCAACCCCATCATAAGTAAGTCCATCATCTACAAAGAAAGAATCTTCCCTTGCGCTTCCCTGTGTTGTTATGTTTTGATATTCCACATGATAAACGGCATCTCGTTTAACAAGAAAATAAACATCATCTTTTGTATCGTTTCTGACAGAAGTGGTTGAAATATAATTACCTTCCGTCGTTTCAGCTAAACTCCACGCATAGACATTCTGCTCTCTCATGTATGCAAGCATAAGCATTTTTCCGTCTTCTCTGCAAGCGTAAACAGTATGGTATGGTTCATTCTGATATGTCCAATCAACAATAGGACTCAAAAGCAAGTCAGGAGATAGAACAGAAAGTTCTGTTCCGACATACTTCCCTTCCGCTAAAATATAAAACAAGTCGCGAACAACATTACCTGAGTTCTGGACTATAAGAATATTATCACCAGCAATCAATGGAGGAACAAATGAAATTCCCCAATAACTCTGCGGCCTGAAGTTTAAATCGCCAATAGGAGTTATCGCGTCAGAATTTCTTCCTGCGCTCATTACTATCTCTGCTCCGTTTGTAAGAACCAAAACGTCCTCAAGTGGAAAGAAATGCCTTATCTCATTCATTTGAAGCGTGTTTGCAACGCCCTCTATTGCATCTGTAGCCTTTAGTGGTTGTGATACAGAAAAGTTATTTAACAGTCCTGTCTGGCTCGTCCATACAGTCTGTGGATTGTTATTTGTCTTACCATAAAGCATTCTCTGCTGATAGATACCAACTGCCCCCGGGTAATTGTCAGCACTACTAAATGGATTACGGGCTTCTTTCGGGCCGTCCTTAGAATCTTCTTCAATAAAGTCGTCAACAAAACTGACTTCTGCTATTGTAAAAATGTTTGTTCCAGTTGTAAAAGAACTTGCAATCGTTATTGGAATAGATATAGTTGCATCCAATGGAGAAAACGTAGAAATATTAGTTGCAAACGCTGAAGCAGTTACAAATTCACTTGCAGTATTTATTCCGTCAGACCCATTTATTGCCGCAACTATATTGGCTTGCCCTGTCGGAAGATTTGTGCCTATTGAAATATCCCCGTCCAACACCTCTGTTCCATCTGCAACAAACGTAAAAAGCTTGTCGCCTATTGTCATTGTATCTGCAAGAGTTACCTGTGTATCAACTGTTAGTAAATTTGTGAACAACGCATCTACGGTTCCAATCCACCCCCAGTAACCGCGTGAATTCTTGTAAACATTATACCGAACAGCATTAGTTGCTTCAGCCCATGTGATTGTAATAAATGCACCATCAGGCCAGATAGCATCAATATCAGTAGTTCCCAACTCAGACGGATATGATTCCTCACTTGATTCGCTTACTGCTGATATTTTGTATTCAATAGTTCTGTCTGTTACTGCGGTAAATCCAGTTTCAACAAGTCCTGGAGCCGCCGCTGGAGCAACCTGTACTGGATCAAATTCCACAAGAGCAAATGTCCATAAGTGATGATCTGTTCTAGTAAGCTTATACGCAGGATAAGACGAGTTAGCAAAGAAAACAACATCAGCACTTTGAGCATAAGTAAGCTCCGCTAAGTCGGCATAAGCATAAGGAGTAACAATAACAACAGTATCTCCAGCGTTTGGATGTCCGACTGGATAAACAACAATCCCCCCGTCTTTGTATATTCTCATTTTGAAATCCATAAACAGCAAAGCGTAAGCCTGCTCAACATTATATGTAAAATCAATAAGCCTTCCAGGTTCGGATACTTCGTCAACATGGTTTGTTCCAGGGCGATTACTTACTCCGCCATGAACTTTAACGACACAATTTATAATCTGCTTGCATCCGGCAGCGTATTTTTCTATATCTACACGCCCGTAAACGCTTTCAGAAAGAACTCCTGAAGTAAAATTGTTTTGCGCTTTTCTGATGTCAGGCATTTAGTCCCTCGCTGTAACATAAGGATTGTCGTCTTTAGGGGTTTTGTCTTGTCCAAGAGTGGACGCTCCAGCACTACTTACAATCGTATTGTAAATTTCAAATTCTGTTACTTGCAAATCTCTATCTTTGGTTATTCTAATAGCCATTCTGCTTGCAAGCAAATGTGAAAACGCATCAATGAACATATCAGAAAAGGTATTTGTTGCTTCGTTGTCATATACATAAACTATATTGACTTCTTCAAGATCGCATAAAAGCTGAGTACCTCTTATTTCAAATGGTTGAATATTTCCAGTAGCAGAATAAGCTTCTGTTTCTTTTACAATATTAATAACTCTTATATTGTCAGTTGGTAATTCATAAGCAAATGTCCAATCCACAGGCTGTTCCGATAACAAAGCAAGCCTTGCAGTCTTTGTCGCAAACGACCAGTTGTATTTCTCAAGTACTGAACGGCGGGTAGGATTATAAAATACTTTTGCCGCTTTTGATTCTTCAGAACCCTCGTCAATGTTTGCTATATTCCCGGCTCCAAGATTTGATAAAGCTATATTAATTATTTGAATATCATCCATTTGCGCTCTCCGCTGTTAAAAAAGAGGACTGACTTTTACGCCAGCCCCCTGTATGTTACTTTTTATTCTTGGCGATATAATCTTGTAGTTTTTTCTTTCCTGCATTTCGCCAATAAGCATAGCCGAGCAACTTAGCTTCAGCCCGAAGTGAATCAAGCTCGTTAATTTTCTCGATTTGCTTAACTTTTTCAGCCTCGACTTTAGTATCAGATTTTACAACAGGAACGTGAATTGCTCCACCGAGAGTATCATCTTCAATCAGTCCGGTATCTTGCTGAGTTAATTCCTTAGGATTAATCTCTTTCAGCCATGTAGGTAATGGTTCATTACTGTCCCACTCCACTATATCACCAATAAGTCTAATCTTTCCAAGATAACCAACTTTAGTTGCTAGGCATTGCATAGTAACCTCCTTAGTTTACGTCTGCGTTAAGAAATGAATCTATATTACCAGCCGTAAAAGGACCGCTTGCAACAGTAGTGGCAATACCAATATACTGTAACGCTCCTTCAGGAATACGAACCTTGAAGATTTCTTGACCTGCATTCAATTCAGCAAGCGGAATAGCTGCTGAAGCTACCAGAGTTGTAACAGTTCCATTCAACGTAGTTGTAGGAGCTGTGCCAGCAATGGTTGCTGATGTTTGCAGAGTAATAGTCAAAGTTGTAGAAGTCAGAGTTACAGCACTGAATACATTATTGGTTGCAGTGAATGTTTCTGTTGAAGCCGCACCGTTTCCGCCAATCTTTGGAATTAATGTAATTACTACATCACCACCGATAATTGTACCAGTTGCGAATGCACCATTTGCCATTGTTTCAGTTGTTGCATACAGATTTCCTGCAATTCCTGCTGCATCAGCAGTTACCGTAACAGCAACCGTTGCTGCGTCAGCAAATACAACTGCGGCAGTCCCGCTTGCAAGTTCAGCAGCTACTATAGCAGTAATAGCAGTTGCAGCTATACAGTCAACACCAGCAACAGTCGTTCCGAGAGTTCCAGCATCAAGTACATTTGTACCAGTAGTCATTACCGCAGTTGTAACAATGGCATCACCAGAAGTTCCAGCAATTAATGCAGTAATAATACTGTCATTTGCACCAAATGTACCAGCAGTTACAAGTGTATGCGCTGTATTGTGAGTATCAGTACCATTGATAGCCGCAACTGTATTTACCTGTGAATTTGCAGCAGCCGCACCAATATCAATTTCGCCATCAGCGTCAGCGGTTCCAAGAGCAACATAAGTATATACTTTTGTGCCAATCGTCAAAGTATCACCAGCAGTTACAAGAGTGTCTATTGTAAGAGTACCAGCAGAAGCAGTTGCGCCACCTGTAATATCAACTGCGATATTGCCAGCAGTAGTAACTGTCTGTGATGCTGTAGTCAAGAACTCATAAACATCATCAAGAGTTCCATTACCAACAGAAACAGTTTCACCATGAATAACAACTCCACCAACACTAAGAGTACCAACAGCTTTAGTTGCCGCTGTAGAAGTACCAGTAGCAACAGATGCGTTTGCACTGTTGAAATTGTCAGTACCGTCGATAGCTGCAATAACATTTGCAACACCTTCAACTACATTTGCGCCGACATCAACTTCACCAGCAGCGTCAGCAGTACCATCGGCAGTTGCCGTATAAACTGTTGCACCAAGAGTGAATGTATCGCCTGCGGTTAATATTGTATCAATAGTTAATGTTGTCGCATCGGCAGATGTGAAATCAGTTGAACGTACTGTATGAAAGTACAGTTCTTCGAGTTTGGCATTACCAGCAGTTTGTGAATCAATAACCTTTGTTCCAGTGCTGCTTACAGTAACCGCCAGATTGTCCGTGAATTCATTTAAATAATCAATTAACATTTTGTTTTCCTCCGTTAAGGATTTTAATTTATTTATACTGTTGCGTCTTGAGGAACAGCTGCTTCGGTAAGCAACAATTTGTCTACACGACGAATGGGAATATCTCCAAATGCACGAACTTTCTTGCCCTGCAACTCAATAAATCCAAGAGCCGCATTAACGCGAGTCTTATCCTGCATTTGCAGACGAAGATAAGTTGTAATAAGCTTATTTCCGTAGAACGCATATCTGACACCAGACTTGTTTTCTGGAAGTTGTTCTTCCGCCAAAGTCATAAGAGTAATCAAATCAGCTCCAGTTCCGGCACGAAGTGCGCTAACATCAATATTCGCAATACGAATAGTATGACGCCAGTCGCGAACAGTTAAGCCGGGTTTCCATTTATACAATGTAGACCAAGCTTCAAACTCATTATTATCATCATCTTGAACCATACGCAAACCTTTATCTGTCATTTCAAATCCAGCTTTTGTATGCTGAGGATAAAGACCATGAGCTGACTGATCGCCCCATCCAATAAGCCATAAAGACGTATTGTCTGCACCGCGTCCGCCAGCATCAAGAACATTATAACTAGTCTTCTGATCGTCAAGTGTTCCTGACAAGTCTTGATAAGAATTGTAGCGTTCAGAGAAGCCAACAAACTGATCTGTGTCTTCAGAAGAACCATATAACAAGGTTGTCTGAATTGTCTGATTCATGGATTCCATGTGAGCCACGTCTTCGCTTGCGCGATACGTTGCACCATTATCGCCGCCAGCATTGATCTGAACAAGTTCAGCATCAACGTTAGATTGATTCTGCATCATTGCAGTTGGATCAGTGATTTGGGTTGTGGTTGATTTACTTTGCGGAGTACCTTTATTGTACTTGCGCCAGTAAGACGGAGGAAGTCCGTTACGAGTTGTAGTTTTGTGTACAGTACCCATGTTACACTCCATCCACATCATATCGTCCAACATTTGATTCGTTTCATTCAATACTTCGATTATTTTCGCGACTTTACCATCATCGTTAATACGACGCGAAATATCAAGTAAAGTTGCACTCATTGATAATTGAGACATAATTTAACTCCTTGTTATTTTTGTTTCATTGAGTCGCCATAGAATGCCTGAGCAATTGTTTTTGGCTCTCCATTGACACCTGTTGTGCCACCAAGGGCGGTTGCTTCCGATTCCATGTGCCTTCCGAAGAATTGAGCTATTTCATAGAATTCGGGCATGTTGCCCCATAGCTTATCTCCAAAAATCTTTTCAGCACTTGGAACTTCTTTTATTAACCGAGCTATACCTTTCTGCGCTAAGACCATTTTCTTTTCAAAATCTGGATCAGCTTTCTTTTCGTTAGTCCATGTTTCAACTTGAGTTTCAAAAGTCGTCTGAGCCTCGGCTGTTTTGACTTTTTGAACTTCATTAAACACATCAATCATCTCTTGAGCATTCTCTTGAGAAAGTTTATGCTTTTGAAATAACGGAATAACAGCATCCTGCATAGCCGGGTCTTTCACGAAACCTTCCGGCAGATTAAATTCCGCATATTCTACGGGCTTAACTGGCTCGGGTTCCGGTTCTACTTTTGGCTCTGGATCAACATTTGGTTCTGGACTAACAGGGTTTGCTGGCTCACCAGCAGGCTGTGGTTCAGGTTCACTTGTTGGTTCAGGAGCGAGTATTGAGGTCGGTTCATTTTTCGGCCCTTGTTTTGGTTCACCTACTGGTTGCTGCGGTTCGATGTTACTCGGTGCAGTTTCTACATTAGGATTTTGATCACTCATCTTTACTGTCCTCCTTTTCTTTTTTCGCTGAAAGTTCAATCATCTCGCGATATTCTTTTTCAGCAAGGTTAACTTTTTTAATATCTATTTCTTTTGCTAAATTATAAAGTTCAAGTCCTGCCGCCTGTCTTGCGTTCTTGCCATAGACTGATGCATTATTTTCATAGTTAGGAGTAAATATCTGAAATGTCTCATACATCATTCGCATAAAACATACTCGTCCAATTTTTGCTCCTAAAAAAAAATTGATCTCCTGCTCTAAATGTTTACCACTCCAAGTTATCTTTTGTTCCGCCATTATGAAATTCCTCCAGTTATGGCAGCAAGATTAGCCCTTGCATTGTCTCCATCAGTCTTACCAAGAAGTTCTGCCCCCTTAGCAACCTCTGCTCCTATCTCTGCTTGCTCTCTTGCTTGTATAGCTGCGGCTTCTGCATTATTGCGTTCATCAAAGACTTCTCTAGTCGCCAGTATTCCAGAAGGTGGCTGTAAAGCTTTAAATGTTTCCTCCATAGCCTCATAAATTTCTACAGTATTCCTCGCTTGAGGCCATATAGCGGATGCTTCTCCAACTGCTCCAAGATAAGCTCTTATCCTAGAAGTTGCAACCGCTTTCTGCCTTTGAGATAATATGCTTGTATACTCAACACTAAGTCCGCTATCAATTATTTCTTCTGGCGGAGGCTCTATACGGCCAACATTAAAAAGTATCTGTATATCGCGAGTAACCATGGGCGTTAATAGTTCTATATCTATCCTTTCAAGAACAGGCCCTAGTTCCAAAAACGCCTCGTCGTTTCTTGTATTTACCTCGGTCGCGGTCATTTGCTTTCGGTTTACATCTTGCGCCTGTATTGCCTTAAATAAATTATTAAAGTAATTATTCTGAATCCGCCGGATAACAACGCCCATCTTGAATTCAATAGACTGTATATCTGGCTGAATCACATATAGTGGACTTATCGCTGGTCTTGTGCTGTTTTGATTATTTACAGCAGTGAAACCGCCAGGAGAAGCATTTATACCACGCCTCTGTAACTCAGGAGGACCTTGCAATGGAGGTTTAATAACCTTTGATATTCCCTGAAGTGAATCTTTTTCCATGCGTTGTAGTGCTTTAATGTCGGCCAAGGTGTCTCTTGTTACACCAACACCATAAGAAGCATTCCCTATAACGTCCCATCTAACAACCTGCACAGGCCAAGACTCAAAACCTTTTATCTCTAAAACCTTATCATTGTCGTCCATGCTCTTTGCCTCATAACGAACAACCGCGATAGGCATTCCGTTTGGAACTTTCAACTTAAGCCTTGACGGATCTTTTATATATACTTCAATTACCTGTACTTTTTGTTCAAACTTCTCTTCATCAAAAGCCCTGCGAGTATTATTACTTACTTTATCTTTTCCAAACCAATCAACCATTTGCTTGACTGTAAAAAAATCAGTAACGAAAAAAGCATCAACTTGAGAATTTTCGTCAACGGAAACCCAATACTGTCCGCATGTATAGTTCTTTGCGAATATAGGATTCTTTGGATCGCCAGTAGCAAAATGAACCTGGGCCGCAGTCTCAAATCCAAGAAGCTCGGTGTATACTCCAATCAAAGAACTGTAAACGTTTCCGGAAGCATAGGCACTTGTAAGTTCTTCTGTAACGTGTTCTGTCCACGCCCTGACATGAGGCAAGTCGTTTATTGCAGGGATAGGACTCTTTATGTTAATCCAAGGACGAGCCTTGCTTGTTAATCCGCTTTGGAATCCATTGGCCGCAACCCTTAAGGCTTTTGTCGGCTCTCCGTTTATTCTTTTCTGATCTTTTCTTCCGCCATCTTCAGATTCACTTTTTGTTGTACTCTTAATATAAAGACCGCGTTCAGGAAGCAAGTATGTTTTAACTTCTCCCCAAAACGACTCAAAAGTTTTTCTGTCATTTTTTAATTGAGTAAGCCAACTATCAAGCTGTCCTCTTAAAGATTTTGGGTCTACTGACATTATCCACCGCCGAGTTTAGATTTCTTTTGTATTGTAGTACCATCTGACGCTAAAGAACCTTTAGTTACATCGGTCCCAGTTAAACCAAATTTACTGATTGCAGCCTTCCTTGTCGCATCTCTAGCCTTTCGAGCATCTGCGTCTGTAACCTTCTTTATTTCAGGTGTCGCAGGTAAAGCCCCCGCTTTTGGTGTGTTTGCATCTGTTAGTGAACCCATAGTATCTTTCCCTGTTAAAGTTCAAAGTCGTCCCTGACAACGTTGTCATTACTAATAGCATTGTTCCCATATCTTTTCAAGCGCAAAGGCAAAACATCATAAGCAAATGTCAAAGCATAAGCATCTGCCTTGTCCGGACTGCGGCCTAGTTTCTTCCGTATATCATCCTTTGGCTCAAGGATCATTCGTGTATTTTTATATTTGTAAGAAACACAAGAAAGTTCGCGAATTAATTCTATGTCGTTTTCAATTCCGCCATGAAGCTCCAGACACTTAGCCATCTTAAACCACATTTCAGTCCTGATATTTTCAAAGTGAACTTCATCTGTAGCATGACTTTTAAAGTTTATCTCATAGACTGTACACGGACAACCCATATTATTCAACGCTTCTATCGGACCGCCAGCATATCCACCCGTGCCGTCAAAGAAAACTGCATCAATATTATACTTCTCTACGTCTGTGATTATTCTCGCTGCTAAAACTTTTGGTTCTACATCTTTAAAACTTTTTGTTTCTTCAAATTTAGGCCCCCATCGACGAGCAATGCAAAACGGGTCTTCGCCACTACCAGCAACATCAACACCAAGTATTCGAGCACTGTTTATCCAATCAGGATTCTTTAAGCATCTTTTCTCTGCAGTATCTAAAATCTTTAATGGTATCAAAATATTTTCACTAGAAGCATTCCAGTTGCAATTCATTTCCTGATCCCACTCAATATCAGTTACGCCCTGACGCAAATCCTTTAACGCCTGCTCGCTTAACCAAGGTATCTTCCCACGAGTACTCTCAATGTCAAACATGATGCTGCCCCACGCATCCATCTTTGAATCCAGACCCTTCTGATAAAAATCATAGAACTGATCCAAGCCCTTCACCGTTCCGGTTATTATCGCCCAGCCATTCCGGTCCGCTAAACGCGGTGCAATTATCTTGCCCCATACCCCAGGCTTCTGATCCGCTGCCTCGTCAACTACTACTCCATCCCAATACGGCCCTCGCAAGCTCTCTGGCTCCTCCCAGCCTGCCAACTCAATAGTCGCCACACCAACATTACCGCCACGCTGGACTTTTATCTGAGTATTAGTCTTAGAAATCGTTACATTCGTTATCCCATTCTTACGAGCCTCCTCCCAAAAATACTGCATCTTCTCCCACGCAATGTTCTTCGCCTGCTTCAACGTCGGTGCCAAATAGCCAAACGTAGGCAACCGCTTATCACATGTCAACGCGCCAGCACTCAATTCCTCAATACCCAACTCAGTCTTCCCAAATCGACGGTGAGCTACCAATACAAGATATTTGTACAATCGCCTAAGCCTATGCACACTCGTCTGAAACTCCGTAGGCTCATAACCAAATACTGTGTTTATATCCATCTGCTTCTTGATTATCTTAGACATCTATCACCTCGTCTTGTAAATTAACAACAGGTACTCCGATCTGACCTGTAAGCAATATCTGCACGATTGTACCACCTGCACCCGATTCCTTCGGTATATAACCCTTCATCGCACTCAAATGCTTCATGCTATCCAAATCACTATATTTCCTGATTTTCCCCGTCAAAACCTGCTCGATCTCCTCCTTGTCAGCAACCAACGGCAAACAAGCCCCCTTGTCGCTTAACTGCTTGATGTAACGCCTAACCTTGTCCGTATTCAGCAATGGCCACAGCGTCCGCTTCATTCCCTCCAAATCCTTGAACTTGCCCTCGTCCCCTCCACTCCATATCCAACGAGCCACAGCAGTCCTCTCCTTGCCACTCAAATCTCCCCTGCGCAGTATAGGTAATTTATCCGTCTTCGATAATTCGTTCATATTTTACCTGTTTTTCTGATTATCTTTTCCATCTTCTGAAATAAATACTTAACCAATCTCGCCAAGACTTCGTCATTATGCTCATTAATTGGAACATTATAATATTTTAATATCCCAACTGACATGTGAATTATCTCATGCGATAATGTTCCAAAACAATCTTCCAAACTTAAATGCTTGGAATTTATAAAAACTATATTATAACTGCCACTTACTATATTTCCACCAAAATTGTCCTCACATGATTCAGGATTGCCGTTCCTCTTCAGTGTCCTATTCCCTGCAAACCACCCTTGTAATTCATCATTGGTACCATAAAAAAATAACAGTCCGTATTAAATATCGGTAACTTGAACTTTTCCTTTATCATATTCTAACCCTTGTTAGATATTTCGTGCGTGTCGAACCGTTAACCGCACTTCGCTAGTGCCAATCATAACTTTAATGCGTGCGGTCAGAGTTTTACAAATTACTTAATACTAGTACCTTCAACTCCACGGTTAATCCTATCTTGCGTTCTTTTACCAAGCCATAGCATAGCTTCTTCAATTTTTGTGACTGCGATCGCATTTTCGCGACAAGAGTAATCACCAGCTTGAAAAGATTGCAATCTATCCAAAACAATAGCAAGCAAATCTTCCTGATGGCAGCCATTGACTCCGTTCTCTTTGATAGGCCCGTTCTGGAAACTTATCCACGCCATAGTTTTATTCCCAGAGGATACACCTTCATTGGCTATAACCTCATACTCATGACAAGCGTTACCTGCTCCCGGATCATCCAGACATAATACAACTGTGTATTTCTTACTTCCAATTTCTACTGTTCTCATTTGAGACTCCTGTGTTATTTTAGGCTTAATTGCCTAGATTACCTTAAAATACTATATTTCGTACGTGCTGATGCCTTCCCCGCGCCATGCAAACGAACTTTGGGGGTACGCCCCCGATTTGCCCCTTGTGAATCCGACCCCTTGTTGTTGCTCACTTTGTTCGCGGTGTGCTGCATTGCTTCTCTGTACCTGATGTTTGCTTCGTATGCTGTACGTTGGTGATCGTTCATTGGTTCTGCTCCTCCAGTAGGTTCTTAAGTAACTGCTGCCTCATTGATGGTTCTACCTGCTTCAGCTCATGCCGTATGGTGTCGGAAGGGGAAGGCAAGCAACAGCAACGCTCATCAACTCCTAAATCCTTTCCGCATATATCGCAGGTAATAGCAGAAGGTATCGTAATCTGCTCGGAAACAGCGCTATCCGGGTGATTGTCGCCGTCCGCCAGTGGTTGGAGGGGCTTCACTCGGGCACGCACACGCCCACCTTGAGAGATGCGAGCCGATAATCTGCGAAGTATTCCACAAGTACGGAATGCTTCCTTCTCGTATTCCTCCTTATCTTTACAATGGATGAAGTCGAAGTATCCGTGTAACGACCTGTATAGCAACAAGTTATAGCGCATAATCATATCACACTTAGATAATCCTGAAGCGTATACAACAGGAAAGCCCTGATTGAATAGCGGTAAAAGCTTATTAATGGTTCTCTGCCTGCGAGCTGTGTGAGTGCCGATAGTATCTTCAGCATTCAGAAATACAGTATCATCTTTCATTTTGTGATCTCCTTATTAATTTGTTTTACAATACAACTAAAATTGCAGAATTGCAAGCTTAGGTTGAGTAACTCCTGGGATTGCTTCAGTAATATTTGCAGCTTCTTTAATGGTATTGAATATTTTTAATCCATCATGTAGCTTTAGAATTTTATCACAATCCTTTGATTGTGCGAAGCGGTTTTGAGTCCACGAATATGCGAGCTTAATAGGTTTATTTTTAATAATGACCGCCCATGTTGACCACTCGTCATTGATACCACTTTCAGCATTGATACAATGATATATAAGCCGGTTATTGTGATGTTTATTATCCTGTGTCATATTATCAATAGCGGCGCTTATATCATCCCACACTTTAGATTGTCTAATATAGTAGAAATCTTTACACCTAGTAAAGGATGAATCGATTTGATTGCATTCTATATAATATTCTTTTTTCCTTCCGTAAGTAATTAATAGTTTTTCAAATTCATAATAACGAGTAACGAGCCGATATAGCCGCCATGTTTTTAATTCTCTTTCATGCTTCCACCATTTATATTTTGCTTTTGTTTTAGTTTTAGCCATTGATAGCCTCATATGTTTTAATGTATTCGAATATGTTTTCATCATATTGTTTTATTATAGAATTAGAAAGACCGCCGATAAAATGTTTTTTATTGTTATTATAACATAGACAAAAAGCGTTATTATTAATTATGATATAAAAAACATCACTAGTATTTTTTCCGCTATTGTATTTTATTCTTTTATATATCTGACAGTCTCCGCAGTCAAATGATTCGTGGGTAGTGTATTCAATAGTATCTTTAATAATCTGGCAGCAGCTATATTTTTGGAGTCGTTTAATATTTTCTAAGTCGTCCATGCTTTTACTAAGTTTTATATTGCCGTAGTTATGAACCAATATAAATTTATCAGCATGTTTTTTATTAATGGATTGATAGAGGGACCATTTTTCGGATTTAATTTTTGTTTTTCTTTGTTCTGTATTTATCTTTTTGTCTGTATTTCTTTTAACTTTATATATATTTTTTTTTCTACAATCTAATTTATTTCCGTCAATACATATAGTAAAATGAGTTGTTTTATTTATAGCGAGAACTTGATCAGCCATTGAGATAGTTTTATTATCTTTTCTTTTAGCTTTTCCGGTTTTATTATCTATTTCCCATTTGAAGGCATTTATTCTTTCGTAGTCTTCTTGGTCAACAATTTCTTTTTCTTGTTCGTTAATAGTAATCTCTTTCATAATATCACCCCATAAAAAAAAGCTCAAACTTGAACCGGCAAGAATTCAAGAAAGAGCTTATTATTTATTTTGTATCTTGCCGATATTTTCAATATATCATGTATTGTTATTTATTCAAACTTTATATTATAATTCTTTTTATTTATTTTTGCGGAACTAAATAGTTTGATCTTCGCCCTGTTTCTTAGTGTTTGTAATCAGCCCCAGCGGTAAAGTGAAAAACACGTTAAAAGAAATAGGTAAAAGAATAGCACACCTATTTTCGATCTATAAGAGATAGCTCGCGCGATAACTGACATTTCGCACTTAAGTACTTGACTATCAACGATTAAATTTATCACCCCTAAAAATGTCGGTTTATCAGTTTATCACATTCGGAACTGGTCTGTACTATTTTCAGCGTACACAGTGCTATTGTCAACGACTTACGAATTAAGCAGCGATGTCGGTTTTTCCATTTTTATCAGTTTGTTATTTTTGTTTTTATCACCTTGCACAGTTCCGTCGGAAGTGATAAATTCACCGAATAGCTAACTCATTGATACTGTATATAGTTATGACCTCGGCAAAAAAAAGATTGAATTATTTTTGCATTTTCTTTACTTTTGCTATTGACAATAACCACTAGAGCTTATATAATAGATACTAAACCAATAACCCAAGGAGGCGCAAGCCATGAGTAAGCCAATGAATGAAACGTTAAGTGAATACGGATTGTCCACAGCGGAGCAATGCGACATTATAGAACTAGTCAATTCTCTAGGCAATCAAGATAAGGTACCGCAGGCGGTCAAGGATAGTACACAATCAATTTGCGACCGCTGTAATATTTCATTGCATTTTATACAAACCAAAAGAAGCTTAGTGCTTACTGGAATATATACTAAAATGCGTTCATCTTATTTATTTCCACCTGATAAAATAAAAGAATCTCAAAAGTTGATTAAAAGAGGAACAGCTTGTTACTTGGAGCCTGGAGCTGATTACTTATTAAAACCCGAAAACCTTTAACCCCTCAGCCCTGGTATTTAAAAGGGCATTATAATAAATTACACGATGCAATCGCCAAAGCAACTGGAGGTAATTAAGATGCGTAAGATATATCACAGGTCGCTTAGTCGTAAAGTTGTTCAGGTAATTAAGCAAGTAAAAACAATAAAGGTGTATATCTCACCTTTGAAATAAACCAACCAAAGGAGCAAGGGCAAGGAAAGGGAAGATGAAAACTAAAAGGACAGTTTTAAACAAATTGCAGAAAGAAACCCACGAAGTAAACGGCGCTTTATTATCTTTCAAATGGACAATAAGCAGAGGGCGCAAACGTTATGCGGTAGTATATTTTAATGATTCTATTGGCTGTATGACTTCGGGAGAGCTATACACTAGTAACGATTTGTTATGCGCTTCTGCTTATGCAGACACTTTTTAACCAAAGGAGAACCATGTCAAAAGTAGACACAACAAACGGCGTTTTTATTCCTGGTTACGCTTTGCCGTACTTACTAAATGGCGACAGCTCAGGAATAGAAGCAGACGACATACAAGCAGTTGACAACTGGCTCAATGGCTACTTGTTAGAGTTTAGCAACGTAAGCAACTACAGCATAGACACGAATAGCGACAGCCCCGACATGTTTGCGGCTCCGGCTTTCGGTCTACCGTCAAACTGCTATGATTGCAGCGTAACAGTATTTTATAACTAGGAGGTTATACAATGTTAGGCGAAATACTAATAATTACGGGTTTATGTTTGATTTTGCTATCTGTGATACTAACAGAAATTCACAGGGAGCAGGATAAATGAAAAAGTGGACTAAAAGTGGACATTGAAAATAACAAAAGGAGAAGGAACATGTTTAGCGTAAGACAAAAAAGAGAAATTGCAGACAAGGTGCAGCGCATCTTAAGAGAAACCAATCATATCGAATTGCCCGATGGTGAAATTCCGTTTCTTTTGCATGTTGACGGTTTTTGTTCAAACAGTTGGGCGGATATTCAAAACAATGGAAGCGTTTCTAATCCATCGGTAAATCCGCATAATGAAGCCATGGACAGTAACAACTAAAGGAGGGCGGGATGAGTGAGAAAGTGAAATGTAAAAGTTATGGATGTATTGATATAATCATGGGCGACAAGCAATATGACACATACTTGCGTGAAGAGTGGAGCGAACACGTCGAATTAGTACATCCTCGCGACAACAGCACTTATGAATGGAGCAAAGCAAACAAGCTTGCAATTCCCCGGAAGTAAATTATATTAATTAAAAAGTATGGAGGTTAAACAATGGACAGAACAAGGCAAGAAGAACGCTGCAAGCTATGCGGGCGCATTATCCACTTAGACGAAGCGAAGGCAGCCAAGAACCGCGAGAACGGGAAGCTCGGAGGCAGACCAATAAACCATAATAGCAAAAGGCAAATTAAATTAAGGAACAAACTTGACAAATAAGATAAAGCATGTTACAGTATTGACTTAGACACTTACATTCTCTTTTGGTTTAGACCTTCAGATTAAACACCTGGAGGTCTTTTTTTAACCCTGCCGACATTAAAAACCTAATTAACGATGGCGATTTTTGAACTCAATCCTAAAATATCTTAAAAAAACTTAAATATTTTCAAACAAGGGCTTGCATTTTGTTATTTGACCGTATATACTATGATTAAACCAACAAAGGGAACTGAAAGAATGAAAGCACTAACAAAGAAAGAAGTACAGCAGCGAATATCGCAGAACGGCAAAAAACTAGCTTTATCAAAATTTAGTTGGGATTCTAAAACAAACACTTTTTCAAGTGCGGAAGATGATCTAGTAATTGACTTTAGCTGGATAGACTCTGCAACGATTAAAGCTGGATACTCTGCAACGATTAAAGCTGGATACTCTGCAACGATTGACGCTAGAAACTATGCAACGATTAAAGCTGGAAACTATGCAACGATTAAAGCTGGATACTCTGCAACGATTAAAGCTGGATACTCTGCAACGATTAAAGCTGGATACTCTGC